CTTTATATCCAAATTTTAGATACCCCGATGCATTATTAACATTCGTACCATTTAATAAAGCCGGGTTTGCTAATTCAACTGATACATATGAGTCAACGTAATACAACATACTTTTATTTTGGACAACCAGGTCCAGCTATATCTATAACACCGTCTCAGTCTATACCTCCTTCTATTACACCGAGCATTTCTTTATCACCTGAACCGACCTATTCTCCTACACCAACACCTACGTACACACCAACTATAACACCATCGAGAACACCTCAACAAACTCCTTGTGCGACAAGAACTCCAACTCCAACACCAACACCGTCTGCAACCATATCCGTAACCCCAACCCCTACCCCTTCATCATAATTTATAAAGAGTAATACGGTACTTGTAAGGATATGTAAGATAGAATAACTGTAAAATACTATTAAATAATTCAAATGGCTGACAATAAGAATATATCCAATTCTGGATTTTTTAAAAATTTAACAAATAAACTACCTTATCAGTCATTAGATCTTAATGCAGTTTTAGGTCAGTTAAATCCAAAATATGAGGTCTTCCAAGACACTGGTTCTAGAAGAACAGAGGCTTTAGCCCGTCAATCTATATTCTACGATAATGAATATAACAACTTACCTTCCGGTTCAATAGCCAAGGGCGGTGTATACAGCGATTTAGTTTACGCAAATATTCAGCAAGATAAAGGACCAAGAATTCTAGATTATAGAATCATGGCAGCTTTTGCTGAGGTAAGTGATTGTTTGGATGAAATTTGCGATGAATGTATTAATAAAAACGATCACGGTGAGATTGTAAGATTACATTACCGTAATATCGAACTTAAAGACGAAGACAAACATAAAATAGAGGGTGAATTTAAGAAGTATATTCAAAATTTTGAATTAGAAAGAAAGGGTTGGGAGTATTTTAGACAACTTCTTATTGAAGGTGAAATATATTTTGAACATATTATTCATAAGTCTTACCCAGAAGAAGGTATATTAGGTATCGTTCAATTACCTACTGAGTTAATCGATCCAATCTTTGATAATATTCAAAACATGATTATCAAAGGTTACATACTACGTAAACCTATTTTTGATCCTAATAAACCAAACAAGATTGAAAAGTATGAGTTCATTCCAATGGATAAGAACCAGATAACATATATTAACTCTGGTATTTGGAATCAGGACAAAACATTTAGATTACCTTTTATCGAGAATGCTCGTAGAGCTTACAGACAACTATCGTTGATTGAGGATAGTATTGTAATTTATCGCTTAGTAAGAGCTCCAGAACGTCTCGTATTTAACGTCGATGTTGGTAATATGGCACCACCAAAAGCTGAAGCTTACCTACGTAAGTTGATTCAAGAGTACTGGAGCAAAAAGACATTTGACGTAAATCAGCAATCTAACCCAGTACAAAAGTTCAACCCGCAATCCATGTTAGATAGTTTCTGGTTTGCCAAAAGAGCTGGTAGTGAAGGCACGTCAGTAACTCAATTGGCTGGTGGAGCTAATTTAGGTGAGCTGACTGATTTAATGTACTTCGTAAATAAACTTTACAAGTCATTAAAAGTTCCAACTAACAGACTCAATACGGAAAGTACATTTAGAGATGGTAACGAAATACTAAGAGAAGAATTAAAGTTTGCGCGTTTTATAATTCGTTTACAACAAAATTTTGCTTCGGGTATGAAAAACGGATTCTTTACCCACTTAAAATTAAAAGGGTTGTTAGAGAAGTATGATATTAAAGAGCAAAATCTTCATTTAGAATTTAACGTTCCGACTAACTTCTACGAGTTAAGAGAAAATCAAAAACTTGAACTTAAAGTAACTAACTTCTCAAATCTAGTGTCAAATCAATCTATATCACCTACATTCGGTCAAAAGAAACTTCTGGGTTGGACAGATATAGATATTAAAGCTAATAGAGAGTTCTTACGTAAAGATAAAGAATTAGAATGGGAGTTACAGCAAATTTTAAGTGCTGGTCCAAATTGGAGAGAGCAATTAGCTACACCAGGGGCTCAACCTGCAACTGCTGAAGGTGGAGGCGGTGGTGGAAGCGCAGCACCAGCAGCACCACCAGCATTTGGAGGAGCTGCTGCAGGTACAGAACCGGCACCGGCAGGAGGTGGAGCAGAAGCAGCTCCAGCAGAGGGTGGAGCTCCAGCACCAGCAGCACCAGCGGCAACCTAAATATAACTAACTATGTCAGTCCCAGAACGTTGCGAAATAACTCCTATATCAGCTTTTCAAAGTTCTAATCTTTCAAGTAAGATTGTTTCTTTCGATAAGCTCGGTGATAGAATTTTAAGATCTCTAGGTTACCCTGCTATCAATGTTGAGGTTCACAGAGATCAGTTATTCGACAATATTAGTATTGCATGTGAGATGTTTAGTAAGTTTGCAGGTTATACTAGAGAGTATCTTATTTTTGATAGTAATCTTTATATACCAAATTATGGATTAAAGTTAGATACTTTATTCACTGCTAGATCTAATCAAAGTTATTTGGAGCAAATTAAAAATAGACAGAATCCAAATGCAACACAAAATCCTCTTTTTAGTAAATACATAGATAATCAGAAGACAGTTTTTGTAGCTAATAGTTCAATACCAGCGCAGTATTTTACAATGGTTACAAACTTATCAGCTACGTTAAGTGCTGGTATTTACGCCAATACCGTCTTTACTTTATCATCTTACGAGTATATTCTTTCAGTTGCTCCAAGCTTACAACCATATTTTACCCGCAGCGCTACATATAACATTACACAGTTAGGTTCGGAAATATCAAGTCCTAACCCAGTATACTTAAACAGCTTTGACTACGACGTAATGGATTACAGAAAGGTAATTGCAATCGTAGACATGGAAGAGGGGTCTACATCTGGCATCAATACACTGTTTACAATTGAACAGACATTAGCTCAACAAACATATTTTAGTTACGCGATGGGCAATTATGGATTCGATCTTATCAGTTGGTATGTATTAAAAGACTGGTTAAAGAATCGTGAAAAGTTATTAGCTACTAAACCGTCGTGGGACTTTGATGATAGAACTCAAATAATGAGATTATATCCTCAACCTCAAACTTCACAAGGTCAAAAAATACAATATTACGCAGTTATACAGTGTTATGTTGAAAGACCTTTAAGAGATATTATTAAAGAGCAATGGGTATATCAATATTCTCTTGCTTTAACAAAGATAGTTTTAGGTAGAATAAGAGGCAAGTTTACTAATACAACATTATTTGGTGGTGGGTTAGTTAACGCTAACATGTTAGAAGAAGGCATTCAAGAAAAGCAAGAACTTGAAAAGAAACTATATGAAGGCGCGCCTGGATTTGGTGACAATGAGCCGCCAATGTTCTTCGTTGGTTAAAATAAATAATTCTATGAAGTTCAATGATTTAGTGCAGTACCTTTTAGACGAAGCTAAAGGGGTAGATCCAATGAAGTTTGCATATAAAGGGGCTCCTGCCGGCTTTAGAAAAGACACGAGCGTTGGTAACCCGGAGAAATATGTACCTGATAGTCCTTCAAGAAAACTATATACGTTAACTGGTGTACCGGTATCAAAAAGAGCTAAAGCAGGTGAATATATTGTTAGAGATGTAATGAAGTATATTAAAACTTCTTTACTGACTACCATTGCAGATCCGGTAGAAGGTAAAAAATTACAAGATTTAATTAAAGAGTTTTCTGGCTTGTACCACGAATACGTTTCGGCTACAAGAGATGTAAAACGTTTAGATGAATTAATTGCTAAAAAATCTCAATCAGGTATGAGATTTTATCAAAAAGGCGGTACAAGTCGTGAGGTAACCGGCGGTACCGGCGGTAATACTACACCATCAAGTGAAATTGATGCTCTAAAAGAAGAAAGAGATGCACAAGAACAGAGAGCTGGTCAGTATAGAGAATTAGCAAATAAGTTTGTAGACGATAACAAAGCTGAATTAGAAAATATTCTTTCTGCGGGAGCAAAAAATTTCGTTGACGCCGTCAAGTCATTAGAAGGTGGTCAAGTATTTAAATCTTTAGAAGATTTAGAAATAGTGCCTGAAGAAGATGCGGGCGTTTCTGCTACTAAAGCGTACTTACATGATATTACAAAAGGTAAATTAAGCTTTGAGCCTCTTGAAAGATTTATTACAAATCAAAGAGAGGTACACGATAGAAATCCTTTTGTTTATCTATCCAACATATATAAATCAGCCGTTGACGAAGCAGTAAGAAATCATTTAGTCGGTAAACCTGAAGCTTTATTAAACTACGTTTCAAGAATAGTTGGATCAATTAGAACAATGAAAGGTAGTATTGCCGAACCTACCAAGGGTAGAGTAGAGATGAAAAAGAAAGATCCTTGGCTTTCGCAAGTAGCCAACCTTATCAAGAAACGTAGATACCAGGATGCTAAACAAGCAGTTAATGCAACTAAACTTGATAATGCTGCAAAAGCAGACTTGATGATGAACATCGATAAATTAAGTAAGGGTGAAATGACAGAAGCAGATGTCATTCGTCCTCTTTATGCAGCGTAGTCCATATAAGCAAGGTATTTTTAGACCACAAAATAGCCACAAGTATCTAGGTTCATCTTACCCTGAATATCGTTCAGGGTGGGAGTTAAAGTTTTTTCGATGGGCAGATTTAAATGAAAACGTACTGGCCTGGGGTAGCGAAACGATTATCATACCATATGTTAACCCTCTTGATAACAAAGTGCATAGATACTTTGTAGATAATTTTGTGGTATTTAAAGACAAAGAAGGAAACAAACAAAAATTTTTGATAGAGATAAAACCGAGTCAACAGGTGATGAGACCGGTTTCTAGCAGTAGAAAAAAGCAATCAACCATACTACATGAGCAGACTACTTGGATAACAAATCAAGCCAAGTGGGAGGCAGCAAAGAAATGGGCAGAAAAGAAGAATTGTAGGTTTATAATTTTAACTGAAAAAGAACTAGGCATCCGTTGAATTAACACCGCGACAAATAAATATATTATATGAGTTTTAAACTGATTGTAGAAACACCTACCAGTCACAACGATTTTGAATATATCGTTGAGGAAAAGAATAATTCTGAGCCAAGAAACTTCTACATCAAAGGACCATATATGATGGCAGAAGGAGTTAATAGAAATAAGAGAGTATATTCACTCCATGAAATGAGAAGTGAAGTAGACAGATATACTAAAGAGATGATCAACTTAGGTAGAGCAATGGGTGAACTTAACCATCCCACAACAGCTGACGTCGATCTAGGTAGAGCATGTCACTTAGTTACAGAGCTTTCACAGGATGGTAATGTGTTTTACGGTAAGAGTAAAGTACTATCAACACCTACAGGGCTAATTGTACGTTCATTAATTAACGACGGAGTTAAGGTAGGTATGAGTACAAGAGGCTTAGGCATGTTAGTCGCAGAGAATAACGGTAGTAGTAGAGTAAAAGATTTTAGATTGGTTGCTATTGATTGTGTTGCTGATCCAAGTTTTCCTAAAGCTTTTGTTAATGGAATTTTAGAGAGTAAGCAATATGTATTGAATAGAGATGGATCATTTGAAGAAAAATACGATAGTTTTGAAAATGGAATCAAAACATTGCCATCTAAAAATAGGGATGAATATCTACGTCAAGCAGTATTAAACTTTATAAATAAACTATAATGAAGAATAATATTAGAAAGTTTATTGCTGCTATTTTAGATCAAAAACATAAACAAGCTAATGACTTGTTAAAATCTGCAGTTAATGAAAAAATTAAGCAGAAGATAATAAATAATAATAGTAACATTTTCTAATATGGAAACATTAAAAAATTTATCCGAAGAGTCGATGACCGAAATTCAACAAGCTATTGAAACTAAGGTCCAAGAAAAGGTTGAGATTCATGTCCAAAAGGCATTGACTGAGCAAGATGAATTATATAGCAATAAGCTCAAGCAGCTTCTTGAGGCTATTGATAAGGATCACTCTGCAAAATTAGAAAAAGTGGTTGAGGCTATCGATGCAGATAGAGCTAATAAGCTCAAGCAGGTAGTCGTAAAATACGAAAAAGCATTAAACAGTGATGCAAAGAATTTCAAAGAAAAGCTAGTTGAGTCAATCAGTGATTATCTCGACGCTTATCTTGAAGAAGTTGTTCCAACAGCTGATGTACAAGAAGCTGTAAAGAACAAAAAGGCTATTAAGGTCTTAGAAGGCCTAAGAGCCCATTTAGCTGTTGACGCTGCTCTAGAAAAAGAAAGCATCAAAGATGCAATCCTAGACGGTAAAACACAAATTGATGAAGCTTCCAAGAAGCTTGAGTCTGTCGTTTCTGAAAACGCACAGTTGAAGTCCAATTTAGATAAAGCACAAGCTGCTTTATTAATTGAACAAAAATCAGCTGCGCTTGACGACCAACAAAAGAAGTATATCAAAAAGGTATTCTCAGGCAAAACACCTGAATTTATCAATGAAAACTTTGATTATACTCTAAAGTTGTTCACCAAGTCAGAAGCAAGCAGACTCGAGTCTTTAAAGGAAGAAGCTTTGAGTGAAAGCACCAATGTTGATAGAGTTATTCTAGAACAGAAGGAAGAAGTTCTAGAAGAGTCACAACAGCAGCTTTCACCGTACTTGCGCGAATTAAGCAAGTACTAATAAAATAACTTTTATAGGTTATTCCTGAGTTACCTGGCACACGTTTTACGTGTCCTTGGGGTCGAACTATTAGACAAAGGAAAAAAACTAAATGAATCAAATTAGACCTACACAGGCCTATATTGACGAGTCAAGAGCTCAAGCATTGTTAGAAAAGTGGGCACCAGTGCTCAACTATTCTTCCAAGAATGTTGCTCCGATTGAAGACGATCACACACGCTTAAACACAGCCATGTTACTTGAGAACCAAGAGCAATGGTGCTTACGCGAGTCTGGTCCTAACTACTACCCATCTGCTGCTGGCATTAACCGTGCCGGTAATCCAGGTGCAGTAGGTAATGCAGCTACAATGTATGCTGGTACGCAAGTAACCGGTACACAAGGTACTGACACTTACGCAACGGGCGACTTCCGCTTGCCAAAGATCTTGATTCCAATGATTAGACGTACTTTTCCCGAGTTAATCACAAACGAAATCGTTGGTGTTCAACCAATGGCCGGACCAGTTGGTCTAGCTTTCGCTCTTCGTTATCGCTACACGGGTCAAACCCTAGGTGCTAACGACGGTGCAGGCTCTACCACTCCAGTTCCAGGTGCTGCTATCGGCGCATCTGCTAACTTGGAAGCTGGTTATCAGTACTTACAAACGGCTTATACAGGTACATCAGCTGCTTATCTATCAGGCGCACAGGGTAGCGCATACAGCACTCTAACACAGTGGATCACAACAGGTCAAACTGACCAGGGTGTTGCTGCATTACTACAAAACTTCGAATTAACGAACGCAATTCCTACATTCGAAGTAACGTTCGAAAAGACAGCAGTTGAAGCCGGTACAAGACGCTTAGGTGCTAAGTGGTCGGTTGAACTTGAACAGGACTTAAAGAACATGAATGGTATCGATATCGATACTGAATTAACAAATGCGATGAGCTATGAAATTCAGGCCGAAATCGACCGCGAAATGTTAATCAGAATGATCCAGATCTCCCTCAATGCAGGGTTCGGTCCTGGTTATTCTGTATGGTCACCAGCTTCCGCAGACGGTCGCTGGTTAGTAGAACGTAATCGTGACTTCTATCAGAGATTAATTATTGAAGCAAATCGTATTGCCGTACGTAATCGCAGAGGCTCAGCTAACTTCGTAGTTGCTACACCTCGCGTTTGCGCCATCCTCGAAATGTTACCTGAATTCCAATGGGTACCAGTTCAAGGCAATGTCAATACACAGCCAGTAGGCGTTGCTAAGGTAGGTAATCTCGGTGGTAGATTCAACGTTTACCGCGATACACGTACCGAAGGTAACTATGAAAATGGTCAGTATGCTGGTCTACAAAGACCAGAATACGCTCTGCTAGGCTACAAGGGCCCAGAGTTCTACGATACAGGTATCATCTACTGCCCTTACATTCCTGTAATGGTTCAGCGTACAATTGGTCAGAACGATTTTGCTCCAAGAGTTGGTCTATTAACCCGTTACGGCGTTGTAGACAACATCTTTGGTGCAAATCTGTACTACCACGTA